GATCACCCTCGACGCGCCGCAGACCACCACCACCGGCCACCTGACCGTCATGGGCTTGACCAGCATGATGGGCGGCTTCGCTGCCTATGGCACGTCCACGGTGCCGGGCTCGCAGGGCACTGGCCGCATGAACATCCCACTGTTGTCCACGCGCGAGATCGAGACGACCAGCACCATCCACGCGGACACCGATGTGACGGCAGGCGCCATCAGCCTCAAGACGCACCCGCACGGCGAAGTGCAGCGCGGCGGCGACGTGTCCGGGGGCCCGCTGTGACCGGCATGTCCAACTCCACCGGCCGCCGGCTCGAACGGCGGGCTCACATCAGCCAGTCCATCGGCGACATCATCACGACGCCAATCGGCACCCGGCTGATGCGCCGGAACTACGGCAGCTACGTCCCCCAGCTGCTGGACCACCCCGCGACGGCGGCCAACCGGCTGCGACTGATCGCCGCGACAGCCCAGGCCATCATGAAATGGGAGCCGCGCTCGCGCGTCCAGCGCGTCACCGTCACCGTGGACGCGCAGGGCCGGTGCGCCCTGAACCTCGTGCGCCGAGACACCGCCGACGGCGAGGCCGTCAGCTCAACCGTCAAACTGCAGGGCAGCGCATGATCGACCTGTCCCAGATTCCTGCGCCCGACGTCGTCGAGCCGCTCGACTTCGAGGCCCTGCTCGCCGACCGTAAGGCCGAGCTGCTGGCAGCCATCCCGGAAGAGCAGCGTGCCGCCATCCAGAGCGTGCTGTCGCTGGAGTCCGAGCCGCTCAACAAGCTGCTGCAGGTCAGCACCTACCGCGAGCTGCTGCTGCGGCAGCGCGTCAACGATGCAGCGCGCGCCGTCATGCTCGCCCACGCCAAACAGGCGGACCTCGACAACCTGGGCGCGAACTGGGACGTGCTCCGCCTGGTGGTGACGCCCGCCGACGACACCGCGCTGCCGCCAGTGCCTGCCGTGATGGAGCGCGACGACGACTTCCGCGCCCGCATCCAGCTGCGACTGGAGGCCTTCACCACGGCCGGCAGCGAGGCGAGCTACCGTTACCACGCACTCTCTGCGAGCGGGCAGGTGCGCGACGTGTCCGTCGAAAGCCCCACCCCCGGTTACGTCACGGTCTACGTGCTGTCTCGGCAGGGCGACGGGACGGCCAGCACGGATCTGGTGGCCACCGTCCGTGCGGCCTTGTCGGGCGAGACGGTGCGCCCGCTCACCGACAACCTTACGGTGCTGTCTGCGAGCGTGGTCCCGTACGTGATCGAGGGGACGCTCGTCGTGGACCGGGGCAGCGACGCCGAGGTCGTGCGGCTTGCTGCGCTGGCGGCGCTGCAGGCCTATGCGGACAGCATGCACATGCTCGACGCCGACCCCAGCATCAGCGGTTTCTACCGCGCGCTGCATCGGCCGGGTGTCAAGGGGGCCACGCTGACCTTGCCCGCCGCGAACATCACGATGGCGCGGGGCCAGGCCTCTCACTGCACCGGCATCACCCTGACCGCGGAGCTGGACGAATGACCGACGCGGCCACCCTGCTGCCCAGCAGCGCCACAGCGCTGGAGCGCGCCGCCGCCGCGGCCGACGCCCGCATCAGCGACACGCCGGTGCCGCTGCGCGACGTGTGGAACCCCTACACCTGCCCCGCTGACATCCTGCCCTGGCTCGCTTTCGCCTACGCCGTCGACGAGTGGGACAACGGATGGACGGTCGAGGTCAAGCGCGAGGTGATCGCGCAGTCCCTGCGGATCAAGCGCATGAAGGGCACCTATGGTGCCGTGCAGCGCGCCCTGGCCGTGCTGGGGCTGCCAGCGCGAGTGCAGGAGTGGTTCCAGCAGAGCCCGGCGGCTGCCCCCTACACCTTCCGCATCCGCATCGAAGCGGAGCAGATCGGCTTTACCGCCCATCAGCTCGCCCAGGTGCAACGCGTGGTGACGCATTACAAGAATGTCCGGTCCCACCTGGCCGGCCTGGATATCGACGTCAGGAGCACGGCGGCGCCCCACATGGCCTCGGTAGTACTTACGGGCACCGAGCAGCAGGTGAGCGACGGCACGCCGACCTACCCGGATGGGGTAAGTGCCCTCGATCTGCTGATCGACGGCGCGCTGAGTGGCTACTCGGCTACCGCCGAAGCAGTGGACGAAGTCGGGAACACCCTCAACAGCATGCGCGGCCTGTTGGCCATCCCACCCGATCTATGAACTCACCACTCAACGGCAAAGTCGCGCCCTTCGGTCAGAGCGTCGATCTGTTTCATCGATACCTGAATGACCCAGAGGGTGAAGTGCTCACTGACGCCGGGCCCATGCCGAATCTTCGGCGCCTGGCCAGGAACATCGGCTTCGCGATCACCGACAAGGTGGATCAGGACATCATCGAGTTCCGCGAGATGGCGGCTGAGGTCGCGCAAAGGGCCCAAGCGACTGCCGAGGCTCTCGCCATCGCTCTGGCCAGCAACGACGTGATCAACGTACGCCAGTTCGGTGTCACCGGCGACGGAACGGACCAGAGTGCGCAGGAACAGCTCGCCGCCGATGCGGCCGTCGCAGCAAAGAAGCCCCTCTATTTCCCGCGGGCACCCGTAGGCTATTACGCGGGACCTCTCGGACACGATTTCCGGCGCGACGGCCTGGTAATCAGGGGCGAAGGGATGCCCGAGTACACGGATGCCTGGGGCCGCATGCAGGGCGGCACCATCTTCCTCGGCACTGTCGACATGGAGGGCAGCCAGACAGGCATCGTGGACGTCGGCATCGATTGCGGCGAGTGGTATCGCACCACCATCCTGCAGCAGCCAACGATCTGGCACGAAGGGTTGCGTAACACTTCCGCGGGAGACCCCGACGCGCTGAACACCTACAACCGGAGCTTCGCGTTCGACCGCGTGCGGGTCAACCTCGCACCCGCTCTCGCAGATGATCCGCGCAGCTGGGCGCATGGCCTACTGATGGAGCGGATCATCGGAATCGAGCATGGATTCATCGAGATCCATGGGGGCTTCCATGGCTACGTGGCTAAGGCTTTGCAGGTAGTCGGCGGCAACGTGGTCGTCCATGGCCAGCTGGGCACGACGTGGATCATCAAGTCCGACGTGAACAGCTCCTATGCCGGTGACGTCCACTTGAACAGCATCAGCGTCGGCCATCCGGAGTTCAATGAGTTCACCCAGGGCGTCGGCGTGGTCGAGTCCCTCGGGAAGAACACGCGCAACGTGACGGTTTCCACGCTTACAGGCAGGAAGTGCAACACCCTGCTGAAGCGCTCGGGCAACCTTGAGGTGGTCGGAGTCAACGTCGGACACATCGACTTCAGCGATGGCAACCAGTACGTGCCGGTCGTCGATCTCGACTCAGGCTGCCGCAGCTTCAAGTTGGCCACGCACCGTATCCGGGACTGCATGACGGGTATCCGCACCACTGGCGGAACGGATATCGATGTCGGGTCCGGTTCGGTGGCGAACGCTCGCGACGATGGCTATGTTTTCGAGGGAGACGTTTCTCACGGCAACCTTCGTCCCATCGACTGTGGGCTGTGGGGCGTGAGGAACAACGGCTGCTTCAACATCGACCCGTCGCGCGTCTTTGCCAGCGACTGCGGCCTGGGTGCCGTCAGCAGCTTGGCAAACTTCATGAATCGAGCGGTGCTGGTGCCGCCATGGACTTCCGAGAGCGCGCGTGCGACCCTGGTGGGTGGAACTCTGCAGTTCACCGGCGTCATCAAGGCGCTCGGCTCCGCTCCCACTGGCAACCTTGTTTTCATCCTCGGAGATGAGCTAAAGCCAGCCGAAGTCGTGCGGGGCATCGTGCTCGCTTGGACGACGGTCTCGAACGAATGGAAGAATCTGACCTTCGAGCTTTATCCGTCCGGCGACCTCCTGGTCTATGGGGCTTCGGCGCTGGGATCAGGCGGATGGATCGAGTTGAAGGCGATCAGCTACATGGTCGGGGTCGGGGTCTAGGCTGCTTGAGCCGGGCGACAGTCCCCGGCACTACAACGGTCCCAAGTCCTCGCGCACGCGTGGAAGGCTCGGCACCATCGGTGCATGGCCTTCTCCAGCATCCACACCACGCACGGCCTGCGCGAGATCGCGCGGGCCATCGCGGATAACGCGCAGATCGGACTGATCGCGCTGGCCGTGGGCGATGGGGGCGGCAATCCCATCACGCCCAACGTCGCCATGGTGGGCCTGGTGCGCGAGCGCTGGCGCGGGCCCATCAACCGCATCTACAAAGACCCGTCCAACCCGCTGCTCTACATCGCCGAGGCGGTCATTCCCGCATCGGTCGGCGGCTGGACGCTCCGCGAGGCGGCGCTCATCGACAGCACTGGCGCGCTGTTCACCATCGCCAACCTGCCGGACAGCTACAAGCCGCTTCCATCGGAAGGCACCGCCAGCGACATCACGCTGCGCATCGCCTTTCAGCCCGCCAACGCCGACACGGTGGTGCTGCAGATCGACCCGAACGTGACGCTGGCCACGCACAGCTGGGTCATCAACTACTTCAACGACGGCAACGTCTTCCCCGGTGGCACCACTGGCCAGGTGCTCACCAAGAAGAGCAACGCCGACGGCGACGCGGACTGGGAAGACATCGACGCCATCAACGTGGTGGTCAACACCATCGAGGAAACCCAAACGCTCGCGGCCGGCCAGACCGTGGTGGACCTGACGGTCACCACCACCCGCGGTCTGGCGGTCTACGTCGAGGGTGGTCGCCTGCGCGCCGACGAGTGGACGAA